TGGCTGAAATGTATGTGATAGGTTCAACGATAGATTATGTGTCAGAACTGGGTGGTAGTTTCCTCAAGATTGTCAATCCAACTGCGAAAAGCAGTTGTGGGTGTGGCGACAGTTTTGGTGCATAAAATCATATAGTTATAAACGAGTGATTATGAAGAACAAGCATATCGCTGCACATATGAAGTCTGCATTTAACTATGCAGAATGCAGCACCGCCGAGAAACTCAAGGTAGGATGTGTGCTGGTCAAGGATGACCGCATCATCTCTATTGGGTACAATGGAATGCCGGCCGGATGGTCTAATAAATGTGAAATACTTTCCTTCTTCAGCGAAGACGGCAATCAACTCCCCACTCAAGTTCTGGTGACCAAACCAGAAGTCCTACATGCAGAAGAGAACGCTATCACCAAGCTCGCAAGGAGTACTGAGTCAGGTGAGGGTGCGACAGCATTTATTACACATAGTCCTTGCCTTTCTTGTGCAAAACTGTTATACTCTTCTGGTATAGTCGAGGTATACTATGCACACGAATACAGAAACACTGATGGGATTGATTTTCTCAAGTGGTGTATGATAAAGGTGACCTCTACCTGTGAATAAATCAAGAGCAACAACTTATTTTCTGAAAAAGAATAGAGCATTAAAGCTATTTTCAGAAATGTTTAGCACGCCCGATCCAGCGGTAGAAGACACTGGTATTAAAGTTATGACATTTTTAGAAGAAATATACACTGATAAAGACTATATTATGTGTGATAATGATCATCCAGTAATATATCTACAAATGGGAAAATCCAACTATGTTATCTGTGGATATTGTAATGCTAAATATATAAAGAAACCTAAATGGGGCTCAACTTCCATATCTATGGAATAGTGAAATATTTTATGAAATATTCAAACGTGCCCAGGCGTGCCTAGGCATGCGTGTTTAGGCATGTCTAAATATTATTACCAATGGCATCCTTAAATATATCAGAATCATATAAGTACGGTTTCACAACAGATGTTGAGATGGAACAGTTCTCAGCTGGTCTGAATGAACAAGTCATTATGGAAGGTTCTGTAGGATAATGCAAAACTTTGAATGTATATTAAGTTCTTTTGAAGAGATATATCCTATTTGGCATGATAAGTTATGGCCTGGACGAATTAGTGAAATTAAACCCACGAGTAGCTTATATTGGGAAATGCCTACTAAGATAATTAAAAATAGTTCAATATTTGAAAAACATCCTTCAACATTCTGGGCTGTAAAGGATAATAAAAAAATTATAGGAGTTAATAGCGGGTTTAGAACTGACGAAAAAGTATATAGATCAAGAGGATTATATGTTGATTCCGCATATCGCAGACAAGGAATTTCTCAAATATTACTCAACCAAGCTATTCTACAAGGAAAAAAAGAGGAATGTCACTGGATATGGAGTATGCCACGGAAATCGGCTCTTTCAGCGTATCAAAAGGTTGGCTTTAAAAAAAAAGGTAAATGGTTAGTTGAAGGTGTGGAATTTGGGCCGAACTGTTTAGTTACCAGACAAGTACTTTATAAATAGTATAAAAGGATTTACAATTATGGCCATTCCAATAAGTAAAGCTACTTTTAAGAGTTATTGTTTGCGAGCTCTCGGTGATGGGGTTATTGACATTAATATTTCTGATGATCAAGCTGATGACCGGATAGATGAGGCGCTTCAATATTTTGCTCAGTATCATTATGACGGTATTGAAAAAGTATATCTTAAACACTTAGTCACATCTGCTGAAGTTACAAGAGCTCGGACCAACACTTCTACAACAGGAACAGACACAGCTGATGATACTATTACAGCAACATGGAAAGAGGGTGATAACTTCATTCCACTTCCCAACACCATTCTTTCGGTAATACAGGTCTGGCCTTTGACTGATACTGGTTCAGGGCCCAGTAATATGTTTGATGTGCGTTATCAGTTGCGTCTGAATGATCTGTTTGACTTATCTTCAACATCCGTGATGCATTATCAAATGACAATGGATAATCTTGATCTTATAGAGCATATTCTTGTTGGTGAAACGCCTATCAGGTTTAATCAACACAAAAACAGATTATACATTGATGCTGATTGGGAGAATGATTTTACCGCTGATGTAGATTATATTATTGCGGAATGTTATAGGAAACTTGATCCTGCTACATACACTGATATCTATGATGATATTTATCTTAAACGCTATGCTACTACTCTGATCAAGAAACAGTGGGGCGCTAATCTTTCCAAGTTTAGTGGCGTGACAATGTTAGGCGGCGTAACCATGAATGGAGAAACACTTTATACGCAAGCGCTGGAAGAGCAAAACAAGTTGGAAGAAGAAATTCATTTGGCGTTTGAACTTCCCGTAAACGGCATGATAGGATAATTCATGGCTGTTAATAAACATTTCCATACTAGTGGTGCAGCTGCAGTTACTACAGAAAAAAATCTATACAGAGACTTGGTTACTGAAGCCATACAAATTTATGGTCATGATGTTCATTATTTGGATAGGACACTTGTTGCAGAAGATACTGTGTGGGGCGAAGATAGTCTTTCAAAATTTCAATATTCTGCTCCTATAGAAATGTATATGGAAGATGCCGATGGCGGGTACGCCGGCGAGCGTGAACTCATGACTCAGTTTGGTTTACAGAATCTAAGTGAAGCCACATTTGTTGTAAGTAAGGAAAGATTTCAAGATAAAACGAAACAGATTCAAATTGAAGCAAGCACCGATACTACAGGGGGCTCTGTGTTAGTAGAATCTGGAACCTTAGCTAGTGATTATAAATTAGAAGGTAGTACTTATTATATTTTATCCGAAACCGATGCTACTGATTCCGATAGGCCGCTTGAGGGGGATGTTATATATCATCCTGTTCTTGGAAAATTATTTGAGATTAACTTTGTGGACCATGATGAACCCTTCTATCAACTAGATAATAATCCTGTTTATAAAATGCGTTGTCGCTTATTTGAATACAGTTCTGAAGCTTTGGATACTGGTATTACTGCGATTGATGCAATAGAAGATAACTTGTCACGCCAGGCTCTCATTTATCAGTTTACGCTGGAACAATCCTCTGCTGTGAACGAAGATATCAGATTAGAATGGGGTCATTCACAAGATGCTGGCCTTGTATTAGAGGAAACTGATGGAGATAATATAGTAGCTGAGAATGATTCTAGCTCCGTGGGTGAAAGTATCATACTTGAAAATGGTTCTTATCTCTTGAATGAGGAATATATAGTAGGAGACTTTGATCAGGATAAGACAGCACAAAATGAGTTATTTGATGATTTAGATGATGATGTTTTAGATTTCTCAGAAAAAAATCCATTTGGTGATGCGGGGAGCGCGTAATGTTAATAGTAATAAGGAGAAAAACCTTAGTTACTTTAAATGTTTTTTACTGGATGCCGGATTATGAGAATATACTACAACAATTTATGTGGCAGACAATGGACGTTAAACCAAAGTATCCAAGGGTACATAAATTTCTAGACCACTGGCATAACAATATAGATGCTGTAGTGAGCGAAGTAGTAATATGTGATAGCGAAAGGAGCATATTGTGTTAGGACAACAATTTTACAACGAAACAATCCGAAAGGTGGTTATAGCCTTTGGCACGATGTTTAATGATATACATCTGGTTCGCAAGGATAATAGCGGCACGATTATACAGACAATGAAGGTGCCTCTTGCGTATGGCCCGCGTCAGAAATTTCTGGTTCGTTTGCGTGAGGATGCAGACTTAACCAAGCAAGTTGCTGTGACACTTCCAAGGATTGGATTTGAGATCACGGGGCTAAGTTATGATCCTGCTCGTAAGTTAAATCGTGTTCAAAAATTTAGGAAAGTAAAGGGAGACAATAATAAACAGTTAGATACACAATATATGCCGGTTCCCTATAATGTTGATTTTGATTTATATATTTTGTCAAAGCAATCTGATGATGCTTTACAAATCGTAGAACAAATCCTTCCTTATTTTCAACCCGATTATACTGTGACGATTAAAGATAACATAGAGATGGATACGAAAAGAGATGTTCCTATTGTTTTGAATAGTGTTACTTATGAAGATGACTATGAAGGTGACTTTACTTCCCGGCGTTCTATTATATACTCATTAAGTTTTACTACAAAGTTTTATCTTTATGGGCCTGTTACTTCCTCGAAGGTTATCAAAACGGTACAGGTTGATCA